AGTTATAGTTGCTGGTGGTGAAACAGTTGCAATACCTGCATGTGAAGTATATCCAACACCTGCATCAGAGATAAGAATTTGAGTGACCATATTAGCAGATTTATCTACAACTGCTCTAGCAACAGCGATAGTATTTCCAACACCTACAGGTGGTGCATCTATGAATACAGTTGCTGAATCAGCATAACCACTACCACTTTGTCCAACACCAGTAGTTATTACTTGAATACCAGCAGTACCAGCAGGGCCTAAGTTTGCAGTTGCGGCCGCACCAACACCGTTATATGTGGTAATACCATTAGTTGCTGTTGTTGCTGTACTTACTATAGTAACTGTAGGTGGTGTAGTATATCCAGCACCAGCGTTTGTTAATAAAATTTCTTTAACAGAATGTACACCATAAACAGATGTTGTTATAGCTACCGCAGTTGCAGTAATACCTCCACCGACTGGCCCAGGCCCATCAATTATAACATTAGGTGTTGTAGTATAACCATATCCATCTTCATTAAGGAATATATTTCTAATATATCCACTTGAAGTACCAATATTTAATGTTGCAGTTGAACCAATAGAGATTAACTGTAACTCAGTCATATAACCATAATTAACGAGTGTCTCATCAATTTCCTGTGTAGCATCACTAAGTTGATTCCATCCACCAACGTCATCACTAAGTTCGTATAGTTCACATTGCAATTCATAAACATATCCCTTACCTAATTGGTAGAAAGGTTTTTCATGCTCTACAAACTTAACTTCAAAAATTCTTTTACCTAATGGAAAATATATTAAATCTCCTTCACGTGGTCTACCTTCAACAACTATTTCATCACTTGTTTCACTCATTGATACTAAAAATGGTGCAATAAAATCTTCCCATCTTTCTTTTGATATTGTTACTACTAATTCATCCTTTAAACTCATACCAAATTTAGTCATTATATCACCAGCACCTGTATATCCCTCATAGGTATTAACATATGCTTCTAATAAAAAATTATCGTCAAATTTTGACGATTCAACTTCTCTAAAAATATTATCTCTATTAACTATTTTTCTAGGTAAATATGTAATTTCAACACCAAACATCCTCAACTGTTCGTTGATAAGATCTTGAACTAGTCTCTGTTCTCCTGCAGAACCTTTAAGGAAAAATGGATTTAATGCCATAATATTAACCTATCATATCAAGGGGTGGTACCTCGTATTCGGAAGTCATCTTCTCTAGAAGAGTATCTATTTCTCTTTGTCCATCTTCATATATTTCTCTACCATTAAATTCAATTCCACCAGGAAGTCTGACTCCTTTAAATTTAATTAAATTTTGTCCCCATTGTTTTTTCAATAATGCTGTTACGTATTTCTTTAACCATGGATCATTGTATATCTGACTATATGCTGTAGGATCTAATGCTCTATAACATTCCAATACAATATACTGACCTGCTTCTTCAGATCCCCAATCAATATCTAAATATAATCTATCTTGTCTTTGATTAAATCTAATTTGTTTATCTGTAGTCAATAAAAAATCAATGTCTTCTAGGTATGTCTTTACCATAGAATATTGTAGTAAATCAATTGAATTAAATTGATATAAATCGTTCAAAAATAATTGATATTTAATACTAAACATCCCAGATGATATTGTACTACTATCAAACTTAAATACTTTTTCTACACCAATTACAGAATCTGGAACGGGTATAAAGTTTGAGTTCTCATACCAATTAGAAGTAACTGTTCCTAATCCACTTACACTTGAAGAGTTTACACTTGTAGTAACTATACCAACACCACTTGTTCCGTCTGCTTTTCCTCTATCAATATCTTCTTGAGTAAGTTCATGTTTAAGATACATTTTTTCAACACCATTGTAATGACGTTCGTTGAAATATTGTATTGCATCATCTAGTAAATCATCAGCTTGATCATCATCAACGTTAATTTCTAAAACAGGAGCACCCAACTGCCTATATGCATAATCTTTAAGTTCTTGTCTAGTTGTTGGTTTTGCCATCAGTAAGAGCCTCCATCTATTAATCCAGCAGTTAATGTTCCATCCACATAAGCATCTTGTGTGAATGTTGCTATTGCACCAAAGGTAGCAATACCAGCAGTTACAATTAAACCACCAGTCGTAGCTCTAAATCCTTTACCAGCAGTAACTAATCCAACAGAATCAACATTTGTTACATCTTCATAAGTGACTGTTCCACCAACTGAAAGGTTACCAGCAATTGAAAGACTATCGGTTAAACCATCAAATGTAAATCCTGCACTATCCCTTAAAGTAGATCCTGTTCCAACAAAAGGAACACGAGTTGCTGTTAAGAGGTTAATTGTAGATATACCTGTGATATTTAGTGATTGTGCGTTTACGTTATCAAGAACGATATCGTCACTCAAGAATAAGTCACCACCAACAAAAAGATCTCCAGTAACCGTAGCACCAGTGGAGATTGTATTAAATACTTTTGTTGTTCCATGATACAGTTCTGCTGTACCACCATATCCAATTCTTAATGCACCTTCACCAGTATCACTTATATAACTATGAGAACCATCATGAAATATTTCTAATGCAGTAGATGAAGTACCGAATTTTAATTTAGTACCATCATTATATTTAAAAGAACCTTCACTTGAATCAAAAAATGCTGTAACTAAACCAACACTATTTTTGAATTGTACATCTGCACCAAATGTAGAAATACCAGTATTAACATCCAATTGTGCAATTGAACCTATACCACCGATTACATTTTGTGCTGTAATCGCAGTAAGAGCCTCACCACCAGACGCACTGGATAGTATTTTTACAGCATTCTGTTGACCAACTCTTACTCTAATATCTGCCATTATTAGATCCTCGTTACTCCTGCTCTCACTAACACATTTCCTTCAACAACTCTTTCCGTCACATTCCCTTTTGTAATAAGAATATCATAAACATATCTACCTTCTCTCAAATTAAGAGTAGTTGCAGCAGGTAATTCTATTACAATTTTTCCTGCGGTAGGCTCAGGAATACTAGCAGTAAAATCTGTTGCTGTGGATGCACCTGCCCATTTTCTCATTTGAGACGCAACACTATATCCACTCAGATCTAATGCTGAATTATTATCAGTAGATTCTAAATTAAAAGTTTGTTGGAATGTGGATCCTGTATTTACTACAAGATTATTGACATATACTGCAGCCATCTATTTACGAAAAGAATCCCTACTTCCTATTTATAGGAGTGCTACTTCTTAGTTAACTCATAGAGTAAACTTTTTAATTCATCTAACTCACTTCTTAATCTGTTTATTTCTTCTCTTTGAGAATCAACAGCATTTATTTTATTCAATCTGTGCTTATATTCTGAATCATTACAATTCACAATAGCACCAGTGTTTTCATCCCGATATAAACCAGGATATCCTTGAACTTTGATCATTTAACAGCAATAGTACGAAGATCCTTAATTTTAACTGGGTATGCTTGATTACTGGAAGACATAACAATTTTAATTACATATCCAGTAAACTCTCCAAGATTTTCTGCGGAGAACTGATATTCTTTATACTCACCATCTAAACTTGGTGGAACGAGTGCATCAGGTAAACCACTATTCTTAGATTCATCTACTACTTGATTACCAAAACCATCTCCAGTTGTATCCTTAAGATTATCATAGCCAGGGAATAATTCAAACTCTTGTAATATACCCATAGAATCAGGTCTTTCTAGAGAATAAAGAACTCTAAAGTCAGCACTAGAATCTCTATATGCACTAACAATTACTTTTAATGAATCAGCAGCCTTGTTAATCTTAACTAACTGAGAGACATAAACTGCAGCATGAGGATCATTATCATGAGACTTAACCTCAGCATTAGTAGCATAATCTGATACTGGTTTGTCTATCATATTTGTTCCAAATTGTGTATAAGCAACATCTGTATAGATTATTGGAGATACATTTTGGTTTTGAGTAGATAATGTTATACCTGTAGTAAATGATTTATTCCTTTCAATATTACCTAAGTAAGTGGTTTCATTTATCTGAGAACATACAAGTCTTGGACTGTTCAAAGTATTAAGATTATTAAGTTCTACAGGTTGGAATCCCTTATCTTGGAATGAAACTTCATTACCATCAACACTAGTTCCTGTTACAGTTCTAATAGATCCTTTAACACTAGTCAAAGGTGATGGTGTAACAATATTATAACAAGGAGTTAATTGCTCAAACTGTATGTTTCTACTTGCTTTAGCATCTTCACCACCAGCAAAACCAGTATCTGTAAATGATAACTCTGGGTTAGCAACTGCATCAGCACTTCTATCTTTACCACCACTTGTTGTGTTAAATCCAACATAGTAAGAATTTAGTCCAATATCTATTGGAGAAATTTGATGGTTAGTATTGATTCTTCTTAAAGAAACACCATTTAACTCATATTTTTCTACATGATCACCCGCACTGTATGGTGTTGTTATAGTGGAATCTACACCACGAACAAGGTCACCTAAAGTTCCATTTCCTACTGATCTGTATCCAATGATTTCATCTTGAATTCTTACATAACCAGTACTTCCAACACCAATAGGTGCTCCTTCAAAAGTAGAGAATCCAACAGTAGATCCAACACTAATAGTTGATGCATTTACTGCTAAATCAAGTGAAAGAGTTGATTTCTCACTGTTACCAGCAATATCCAATAATTGTAATTGGTTATTTGTGGCATGCATACCATGATCAAATTGGTTAACTAAGAAATGCTTACCATCATATGGTGCACCATCAACCACTAAGTCTGAAGTAAAGACTGGGCCACTACCAGTAGAAGCATTTTGTATGACTCCACTTACAGGATCAACATATCTAAAGTCTTCAGTATCTTTAAATGATCCTGTAGCAGATGTTCCTTGAATACCAGAGAGATATAATGTATCAAGACCGCTATTCTCAACAACAGTTAATAAAGCACCAGAACCAACATCTCCAGCAACATCAGCAGTTACAATACCTACAACATCACCAACTTTGTAACCTTTTGCTGCACCAGCAGTTGTAAATCCAGTGATTGCTCCATTTACATCTACACTATTAATCTTAATCTTAAATCCTTCACCATTACCTATTACATTAAAGGTACTAACATCAGTGGTAGTATTATTATATCCTGATCCACCAGATGTGAGAGATGCGTTAGTTACTGATGCACCAGTTCCGACAATGTACGCATGAACAGCATTATTTGTAGATCCTACAATTTTTGTTCCTGGTACAAACGTTGTAAGTCCAGAATGTCCAGATGCAAGATTAGTAATACTAATTTTACCTGATTTAGCAATTGTAGTAATTGGATTATCATCAAGTGTAGGTACATATCCATTACTTTCAGCCAAGGTTGGATTAGAGAAGTATGCAGTTCCTGAAGAAGGTTTGAATCTTGCTTTATATAATTTCATCTTCATATCTTCCATCTGGCTTGCAGTCCAAATAGATCCGTTCTGTGATTTGAAGAGACTACCCAATGCCCATTGCTGAGTATAGATTATGGTTTTACCACCATCACCACCACCCACAACTTTTTCACCCATGCGAGCACACCAAACCTCATACTGATCAGTAGTTTCTGCAAGAAGAACTACTGCATATTCTCCTCCAGCCTCTAAGTAAATTGGTTCTTTAAATACAACATGAGTTGCAACTGAACTATCGTTTGATGTTGTTATATCATCTGGATATAATACTTCACCAGCATTAAGACTGACTAGAGTTGGAGTTCCTAACTCCATAGTTCTTATCTGAACAATACATGGATTACTCTGTCCTGTTGATGGTTTAGTACCAAAGAATAAATCTACAGCAGTTAAGAAAGCACCATGCTGATCATCATCTAAGTTAACATTAGCACTCTGTACTGTAGATGCGTCAGGTACAGGTATGTTAGCAGCAACAATGAATGATTGTGCTAATGGATCACCGTTATCTTCTTCCCATCTTCTTGTAATAGTAGTGATGGTAGTTCTAATAGTTGTAACAGTTGTCTGAAGTTGTATTTCACGGAATTGACCTTGAGATCTAAAATTAGTTTCTGCTGAAGAAATTAATTTACTTCCTTTTAATGGTTTTTTGTTTTGCTTATCTTGAGTTAATCTGTAAGATTTTCTACCACTTCTAATTACAACACTAGGTTGTGGATCTTTATTAGGATCTCTTAAGAACCAAGATCCTTTCAAATCACCATGATTATCAGTAACCAATCTCAAATCCTTAACGTAAGAAACTGCACCACTTGTTTGACCAACTAATTTTGCACCTTTAACAACATAACCACTGTATAGTCCTTGTGCTTTTGCAGCTAATCCTTTAACGTCAACATTTAGTACCTTAGAAGAACTTGTATAATTTGCTTGCATTCCTTCTGCAGGTTTATATGGAAGATATGAATAGGTAGTTTTTGGATTATTGTATGGGCCTGTTTTATGATTAGATTTAGCAACTCTGAAACTAATAATCTTCTTACCATTAATATAACCATTTACAGTCTCCCCAACTTTGAATACTCCAACAGATCCATAATTATCTAAACTCTTATCATTTGCTATTTCTAATAACTTTGGAATAAAGTCAACACCACTTTGACCATCAAAGAATTGATAATGTCTTTGTGTTGGTTTTAGAAGTGAAGCATCAAACGCAGTGTTTCTAGATCTCATGAATCTATCATCACCAGTATCTAATATAACGTCTTTTGACTCAGTGGTTGTTCTAGTTTCTGTTCTTCTACTTGTTGATTGACCTCTAAAATCAAAATTTCCATTAGGTCTATTACTTCCAATATTTCTTCCATTAACAATGTTTTTGACTACAGTTCTCTTCTTGTTCTGTGTTCTCTTGGAAGTTGTATCATTTAATCTAATAGTTCTGACCCAACTATCGCTTGCTGGAGTTAATTCGACAACACCATCAAATGCAATAACATGGAATGGGTTAACATTTTCTACTCTAGTTGCAAGAGGTTGATTTATCCATTCAACTGAATCATAGTCTAAAAGAACTGAATTTCCACGTTTTACAACATTTGAATCTAAAAGATCATAATCTTGTGATGTATCTAATTCACTATCAACTGTATTTGAAGAAGGCATCAAAGAACTTTCAAGACTATTCTGACCAATAATAGGTCTTATTGCTTGTGCAGTTCGATCAACACTTATAGCAGAATAATCAAGATCAATAAGATCATTATTCTTAAAGTCATCTACAAAGAATCCACTCTTAAATCTATCATTACCTTGAGCATCTTGAACCTTTAATGCTTCTGTACTTACTTCAAGTAATGATAATGTGGTTACTCTCTCTAAATTCTCAATCCTATCTTCTAGAGCACCAATGTCTCTCATAGTATATCTCTTATTATCAGTCAAATACATTTCTGCATCATCTGGATCGTAAAGATATGGTGGTAAGACTATTGTAGCTAACTCCATTGAGTTATTATCAGATGCAGGAGGAAGTGGGGTTCTTGCAGAAGTTCCTTCTTGAAGAGATAATACACCATACTTGTTAATGAATAGTTTATCTACTCTACCAAGATAATACTCATATCCTAGAAGAGAAGTCTCACCAGATGCTAATAAGAATTTTGGTGAGGTATTAAATTCTGTTGTTCTAGAATCAAAAGCAAATGGAGATACTGTATTGCTAGTAAAATCTGGTACTCTAGGTCTGAAATCAAGAGTATCTGTTGCTCTTACATTATTATCACCAATATCAGGAATATCCTCACTGAAACGTGCTTTATCGTAACTCAATACAGTAAATGCATCTCCCTTATCACTCTCAGGGACAACGTACTTATCAAATACAATTAATAATCTTCTAGACGGTATTGAAGAATTTGTTTTTCTAACAAGTCTTGAATAATCGTAGAATTGATCTCTTTGACCTTTATCTAAGGTAAATGATTTTGTAATATTCTGATATTTTCCATCTGTTTCTACAGTATTAATTCCTTCTACAGTAGTAGTAATATTAGACTCATCAAATTTAACAGTTTCATTTAATTCAAATACTCTATCATTTAGATATACAACACCTAATTTATTAGCTCCACCTGAAGATGGTGTAGAT